CACAACTGACTCTGACTCAGTTTGTCCTAGTTCGAATCTAGGATCTCCAATTTGAGGATGTAACTCAACGGCAGAGTGTGACCCTTCCAAGGTCAATGTTGCGGGTTCAAATCCCGTCATCCTCTTTTTAATATGAAAGTTTTAATTGCTTGTGAATTTTCTGGAATTGTAAGAGATTCTTTTATTGCAAAAGGACATGATGCTATTTCATGTGATATTTTACCAACAGATTCTTCTGGTCCCCATTATCAAGGAGATGTTAAAGATATTTTGAATGATAATTGGGATTTAATGATTGCTCATCCACCATGTACATATTTGGCATCAATGGGAATATGGTGGAATCATAAAAGACCAGAAAGATGGGAGCTAACTTATGCTGCAAAGGAATTTGTTGAATTTCTTTGGAATGCTCCAATAAAACATATTGCTATTGAAAATCCAATTGGTTACTTAAATAAAAATTGGATGAAACCATCACAAATTATAAATCCATGGCAATTTGGCCATGAAGCAAATAAGCCTACTTGTTTATGGTTAAAAAATCTTCCGCTGTTAACTCCAACTAAAATAGTTGATAAGGGAGAATTTTACACAAAAGCAAATGGAACAAGAATGTCTAAATGGTCGCATATAACGAGTGGAACTAAAAAGACAAAAAGAGCAAAAATTGCTTCAACTACATTTAAAGGCATAGCAGATGCAATGGCAGAGCAATGGAGTAAAATAAATGTCAACACTTGAAGAAGAAATTTATGCGTTGCAGAGGTGCAAAGAATTCATCTATAGTCTTCTTGACCCAAAGCAAACACCAAAAGTACCAAAAGAAATTCGTGAAAAAGCACGAAATGTGGTAAAACATTACCCCATTATGGTTGATGTTTTCGTAGAGAAGTACTATAATGAGAGGATAGTCGGGTCAAAGGCGACTACTTATGAATATTCCGAAATTGAGCGTGAAATTAAACGATATTTTGGTTCAGACATTGCCAATCTGCCTAGAGATGGAACGGCAGAAGAAGCATGTAAGTCTGATCTTTCACAAGAATAAGCTAGTCTCAATCGGAACCAATCAATTCAAGACCCATCCGCTTGCTCGTAAGTACGGATATGTCATTGATTGCGTTCATTCTGAGCTAGATGCGTTCAATAAGCTGCCAAAATCCTACAAAAGAGGCGAAAAGAGGTTGAAATTGATCAATTTTCGTATGAATCGGTTTCAGCAACTTCGAAATTCTAAGCCTTGTAAGAAATGTTTGTCGTGGTGTGTTGACTTCTTTGATGAGATTTGGTACACTGATGATGAAGGTTTTCAAGAATTGGAGATTTAAATGTATAAGCATGGCGAAAAAATTGTAAATTCTGAGAATAGCCGTCCTTGCACTGTTGTCGGCTCACAAACCTCACGGGCAAAGGACAAGAAGGGTATGATTTACGAAGAAACTGAGTATTGTGTCCGTTATGAGGATGGCTCAACTGACTGGATTGCCGCAGACAGCGCAAAAAAGCTTCTAATCGACTAATGGCATACCGCATTCACATCGATATCCCCCTCGTAGTCTCCTGCCAAGAGGAGGCTGTAATCGCCGCCAGAGCTATTATGGAGAGTCTGGCCTCCCCAGAGGCCCTTCAGTCCGTAAAGGCCCACAATGGCACACAGGTCAACTATCGCCTTGGGGACGATACTGACCGCCAGAAGAGCAATTATTTGGTTTTGACTCCTTCAGGGCATGTTACCAACCAAAAATGTAAAATCCTCTTGACAGAGGAACCATCATCCGTAGAATGATGGTCTTGGGTAGGTAGTTCAATCGGCAGAACCTTCCGCTTATAACGGCAGATGTGTGGGTTCGACCCCCACCCTACTCATTGGAGAGTATAAGTATGATTATGACTGAAGAAGATAAAAAAATCGTACTAGTTCTCAAGGATGAGATTGAAAAGATCAAGGTCAATATGATTCTGGAGAATAAAAAGATTGACCAAATTGTTTCAGTTTTAACTAAAATTATTCAAAAGGAGAATAATAATGCATAATAATGTTTTTACTTACCGTTGGCTTGCTGTTTTTACCGCGTTTGCTGCTCTGATTCTACACCTTGACAATGCAAAGGCTCCACTCGTTTGGGCATTTGCTGGTCTAACCGGATTGCTGCTTATTGCAGAAATTCGTCGTCTTTCGAAGGAAGTCTGCGCTCTTGAGCGTAGCCACACTGACCGTACCCTCAATGACGGTCTTGATGATGTTCGTCGCAGCATGTGGCAACAGACGGATTCCCTGCATGAGCGTATTGACAATTGCTCAAATACTTGCTCAAAGGCAAAGACTCGTCTTTGATTTGATTCGTTAATTGATTTCAAAAACCCCCCGGCTCCAGCGGGGGGTTTTTTCATATAAATAGCTATATGGAAAACTTTAAAGCAGTATCATCAATCAATTTTGCAGCGGCTACAGGTGTTACCTTTGCAAAGCACAAGGCATGCATGCTTGTTGCTTCTTCAATAGCATCTGGATTTACTCTAGATTTTAGAAGAGCGGATCAAGTTTTAAATACTACTCATGTTAGAGTTCCTGCTAACGATAGTTGCTACATTCCTTCAAGACTTTATGGAGCAACTGGCATAGCTAATTCATCAATTATACTTTTTAATTAATAATTTACAATGAAAGCACTAGCAAGAAGTTATAATGCTCCTGAACAACATTTTCAATCTGCGGATGTTCTTTTAGATATTAGAGGTTTTAGTACTTCTCTATTAGCAAGCGGATCTATTACAAAACCTAACAAACATTGCATGGTTTTTATTGATGATAATACTGGTAATAATACTCTAACGTTTAACAATGGACCAACCATAAGAACTGCTAAAACTCAACAAGCATATCAAATTCCATTTGAAATAACTTCTTATTCTTGGTCTGGAATGGCATCGCCAAATGCAAATAGTAATGTTACAATAATCGGTTTCAATTAATGCAGTATTTGACAAAATTCTTGAGGGAGAATCTTACTCTCCAATATCACTCAGAACTGAATTCAAAGTTCTGGGTCAATATTTTTCTCAAGGATGAAGTTCGTAAACAGCTTATTGAGATAGCCAAAGAATGGCTAAAATTTGCTGAAGTACCCACAAGCGCGGTTGAGGATATAGTCCTCACTGGTGGAAATGCAAATTTCAACTATACTGATAATTCTGATTTAGATGTTCATATAATTTTAAAACCAAAAAAGCTGGATATTTGCAAAAAAGATCCAAATTATTATAAGGATAAAAAGTTAATCTGGTCATTAACTCACGACATAAAAATCTATAATACTCCAGTTGAAGTTTACGCTCAGACAGAGAACGTTGAAATACCAAAAAATCAAGGAGTGTATTCTTTAAAAAAAGGTAGATGGTTAGTAAAACCAGAAAATTTAAATTTAGATTTTTCAAATGATTCTTTATTACAAAAAAAAATAGAAGATCATATTTATCAAATAGAACACGCAATAAATAATACTACTGATAATAGAGCAGCAGAAAAATTATTGAACAAATTTCAAAAACTCAGAGGAGCATCTATAGCTAAAGATGGTGAATTTAGCCAAGATAATTTAATTTATAAAGAGCTTAGAAATCTTGGTTATATCGATAAAATAAGAAAATTTATTTTAAGAATGACTGATAAAAAATTATCTTTACGATAAGTAAATTACCGGTTGTATTGTTGGAAAATTAGCTGCAATATACTGACCTATAGTTACATTTGTTGAATCTACAATATTAGTATTTACGGAAATTGTTCCGCCCATATTAGCAGTTGTTAATGATTCATAATAAAATGTTGATGGTATATCTACTGTCACATTTAATTTTATATAAGAATTTTTTTCTCCGGGAATACTATTTACAGAATAAAAATCTGTTAATAAATTTTCCGGATCTGTATTTCCTTGTACTCTTGTAAATACTAATTGTTCTGCAATATTATTAGTTTTATTAGTAAAATGTCCTTGATAAAACAAATATACAGTTCCAACAACTAATGTTATATTAGGTGATCTTTGTCCATTAATATAAAATTTCTTTACAGAAGAAACTGTTTGTGTTTTTACATCTACTAAAGTATTGTAGGATTCTCCATTTGAAGGAAGAATGCTGTCAGTGACTCCATCGCATAACGTGTTAGCTGACCAGTTTACTATCAAATTTGGATCATTTTCATTATATCGTCTTAGATATGCTTGTAATTGATTTTGATAGTCAAAACAATTTAAATAAACTCCATTTTTATTATAAACTTTTGCAGAACCATTAGTTGTTTTATCTGTATTTAATAGATCTACTGTTCCTCTACCTCTAGAATAAACTTCTAGCGTTGTTAGTTTTCCTATTCTATTTTCAGAGATAATTGAATCTTTTAAAAATATTATTTCTTCGCCATCACTTGAAGTTTCTACTTTTTCTACTCTAAATCTATCAACATTTTGAGTAATTCCAGAATATGAAATTTGTATTAAATCGTCCTCATACAAACCCAATTCTTGTATAGTTCCTGCATTAGTTACTGATTTTATTATATTAGCAGTATCGCCAGTAAATCCAGAATTTAAGGATAATTGTAAAGAATCAACAAAATATTCTTTTTCATATCTAAATTCATTAGTATTTAATTTTGTTGCACTGATTTTAGTGGCAAAAATCATATTATCGCCAGTAGAACCATCATATTGATAAATACCATCTAAATTAGATGTTATTCCATCTTGATCTTTTACATAGTAACTATCGGAAATAGAAAATGTATTTCCATTTGTTATTCCTTGTAAAAAAAATTCCAAATATTCCAAATCATCATCTGAATTGGTTTGCGTATAATCAATAATTAATTTATTAAAAGAATCATAAAAATAAACTAATGGATTTGAATTTATTTGTTTACCAGATAAATTGAAATCACTATAAGAGCTTATTACATTGATTCCATAGGAATCTAAACTCTTTACAAGAGTAGTATATGAATCTTTTTCGTAATAATCTGCCATTATCTAGCTATAAAATATAGACTTTGTGATACTGTTCCTGTCGAACCACCACTCTTAGCAAATAATTTATTAGCATTTGAAATTTCTAAAAATATTTCATCACCTTGAGCTAAAGGATAACCATTAGTAAAACCAAATGATTCTCCGATATACAAGAATTGAGTATTAGATGCCAAAGATTTAATATTGACACCTCGTTGACATGTAAATCCTGGACTAAATTGAACAATAGCTTGTGTAACACCTAATAATCCAGTAACAAATGATGTTGGTAAAGTAAACGTATCTACCTTAATTTTAGCAGTACCATCTGTTAGAAGAGTTTCTATGGTTGGAATATGAGCAGCAAAAGATGCTCCAGAAATTCCAGAATTATTAATAGTAGTTAATAGAGATTCTAAAGTTACTCCTGTTATACTAACAGGAGAGCCAGTTGAACCTTGTACAAAAAGTGCTGTAGCATTAGAGTTTGTTACGCCAACAGTAGAACTAATATTTGCAGTTAATGAAATTGGCGCACCCAATACTTGAACCATTAGAGCATTAGATCCACCACCGTTGGTTACTCCTGCTAGTAAATTAGTACTAGGATCGAATAAACGAACATAAGCCCCGCTAGTAGCACCATCGGGGCCAACACCCATAGCTTTTATCTTGTAGCTTCCGCTTGTTAGATTAGTGGAAAAAGCTTGGGTATCGGTATAAATATTTGTTAGTAATGTGTTTCCTGCTTGATCTTGAGTAATAACAGCATTGTTTAGACCAGAGCCATTTACTTTTAGTGAAGTTGTGCTATAATTTACTACCTGAACAGATCCTGCTGTTCCTCCACCAATAACTGTGGCTCTAGTGTTTAGTGTTACACCAGTAGATGCTAAGTATGTTGGTAGCGGATTGCTAGATGAAACTCTGGTAGCATCTGACGTTCCACCAAAAACAACTTTAGTCAATTGAACATGAGAAGTAGCACCATAAATATCAATAACGAAATCAGTTGCAATGGTAGCAGTAAGACCACCAGCGATACCTACATTCAAATTGGGATCAGTATTATCAGGCATTTTTTCTCCAAATTACACTACTATATAGGGTATTAAATATGTTTATTGAACCAAACTTTAAAAATCAATTTTCTAAATTAATTATAGAACACGTTACTAAAACAAATTGCACTTATATGGATGCAATTTTAAAGCATTGTGAAGATTATGAAATAGAGCCTCAAGGGGCTGCAAAATTACTTACAAAGCCAATTATTGAAAAACTAGTCGAAGAGGGAAGAGATCTTCATATCTTACCCAAAAAGGCCAAACTTCCCTTTTGACTAATCACCAGACTTTGGTATACTACACCATCGGCCAAGGGAGTTCCTTGGGAAAAATTTAAGGAGACTATATGTCATTTAGCGATTTTAAGAAGCGTTCAAAGTCAAGTATCGAAACTCTAACTAAGAAGATCGAAGATCTAAACAAGACTGCCGATTACAAGGATGATCGGTTTTGGCGACCAGAAGTGGATAAGGCTGGTAACGGCTATGCCGTCATTCGATTCCTTCCTGCATGTGAGGGCGAAGATGTTCCATGGGTCAAGGTCTACTCACACGGGTTCCAAGGAAAGGGTGGATGGCTGATCGACAACTGCCCAACCACACTTGGATTAAAGTGTCCGATCTGCGAAGCCAATAGCGAACTTTGGAACAGCGGTGTTGAGAAGGACAAGGACATTGCTCGTAACCGTAAGCGCAAGCTTACTTACATCAGCAACATTCTTGTTGTAAGTGATCCTTCCAACCCACAGAACGAAGGTAAGGTGTTCCTCTTCAAGTACGGTACGAAGATCTTCCAGAAGATTCAGGAGGCCATGCAGCCTCAGTTCAAGGATGAAGAAGCTATCAACCCATTCGACTTCTGGAAGGGGGCTAACTTCAAGCTGAAGATTCGTAAGGTCGCTGGTTACACCAACTACGACAAGTCTGAGTTTGACGGTGCGGCTGAACTCTACAAGGGTGATGATGAGAAGCTTGAGAAGCTGTGGAAGACTCTCTACAAGCTTCAGGACTTTGTTGCTCCTTCTGAGTTTAAATCATACGACGAACTCAAGAAGAAGCTCAACGATGTTCTCGGCGGTGACATTCGCAGTGTTGCCCCTGCCGCTAAGAGAGCGGAGGACGAGGACGAAGTGGCTGAAGCTGCTCCTGCTCGGAAGGCTCCCAAGCCTGACGAGGACGAAGACGCGCTTGAATATTTCAAGCGACTGGCAAAGGAAGACTAATCTTCCCTAAAATATTAGATATTAAGTCCTCCACTCAGGAGGACTTTTTATTTCATCCATAAAATATTTTAAATCAGCAACATGGCCGCTATTTACATCTATTATGCCACCATCATCAAAATTTGTTATAGTTCCTGCTAAAGTGTTCAGCCGGGAATCAAAATCAGAAACACCGCCAGATTCATTTTGTTTTTGTTCAATAGAATTTATTCTTTCGGTTATTACATCTTTTTCTACTGTAGTTAAAGATTGTGTTTCGTTTAAAATTTCAGCTAATTGATTTGCTTCAGTATTGTCTTTTATGATATCCGGTAAAATATATTTTTCCGGATTTTCCTCTGTTGGTTTTTGTTCTGGAACATTATTTTCATTATTTGGAGTCAACGAATCAGTAGGAAAGCTAACTGCTTCAGCTGTTTCTTTATTCGTTGATTTACTTAAAGTTGGTCCTTCTGGACTTTTTTCTTTTTCAGTAGTTTGTTTAGAATTTTCTTCAGATAAAGATTCTGTCTTTTCTGGTATTGTTATAGGTTCTTTTTCTTGAGAAATTTCAATAGATGCATTTTTTTCTTCATCTCCTATCATAGATGAATAATTTGCTGCTGAAAAAACTTCCGTTTTTCCATCTAACATTTCTGTAGAGCGATTATCTTTTGGTGTTTCCTCTTCGTTAGAAAACATTTCTGTTTCTGGCATTTTCGGCATCCTCTTCTAATTTGTTTTTATATTGATTGAAATAAATATCTCTTTCCCAAGGAAACATATTTTCAAGTTCATCAACAGAAAGAATTTTATTAGAACATAAAAAGAAGTTCATTTTATAATAAACTAATAAATCAATATGATTTAAATTAAAGTAAAAAAATTAAGTACTCCATCCAATCTGAGTGTTCTTTCTACTCCATCTGTTGTTGTATATTTCACATCTGCACAAACTTTAGGCAAATCATTAATAAATGATTTTATTTCGTTATATTCTTTTTTGGTAAGTAGAGAAAATACTTCTTCTATATCAGAGTTACTTAGATCTTCAAAATTATAAATTGAAAATTCTTTTTGAACTTGTGATATTGAGCATTTTATAAAATGATCCATATCAAATTTTCCATCTATTGAAAGTATCTTTACAATAGTTGGAGATTCAAATTTTACTTTTAGAGTATCATCTAATTGTAGTTCAAAATATGTTTTACCATTCTTTAAAAATAAATTGGATAAGTCTAAACTAGTTTTAATTTTTTCTTGTGTTATAGGACATGTAAAATTTGTTTTTACAATTTCTCCTATTGATTTTGATCTTAATGAACAAAAAAGATATTCCATATCTTGCAATGTTATTTTTTCTTTATCAATATCATCAAAACACTTTTCAATTAATTCTAATACATTTTTGATTATTAATGATGAATTTTTTTCCTCTTTTATAATTAATAAAGATTTTTCATCAGAAACCAAAAATGGTCTAAAATAAATTTTTTCGCCAGTTGATGGTAAAATTGTTTGATACTTTGGATATGTTCGTTGAAATTTCATATTTTAAAATTATTCTGGGAACTCTTGACCGCGTAATAAACCGGAACCACCAGAATTTGATGGTATTGTAAATTCATAAGATCTAAAAACAAAAAAGACATCAAATCTTGCTGGATCTCCACTTTTTGCGGTCATTGTAATAGGATTTAATTTAATCGGAAATGCTTCTCTAAAAGTAAATAATCCTTTTACATTTCCATTCATATCTAGACACTCTATTTCTACTAATCCTGGTCTTGCATAATCATTATATGATCTAGCAAACGAAATATTAGAAGATGGAAATGGTATCATACCATCTTGCACCATAAGATTCATCCATGTTTCCATTTTAGCATAAGTTGACCAGTTTTGTTCAATAGGAAATGTAATGAGAAGATTTGATTGGTATTGTGTAATGGAACGAGAGAATCCAGTATCGTTGTATGATTGAGAAATTGGAATATTTCTTCCCAATCCTGTGCTGCCAATTCTATCAACAATGGTATCTATTTGTCTTCCACCAAATGAAACTTCCAACGCAGTCATTGTATTTGTTCCATTTGGTGTATATACAATGACATTAAATCTATTGGATCTTTGAATTCCTCCAGAGTTTATTAATAGGGATCTGATTGTGTCTATTGAATTACTCATCGAAATAAATTTGTTTCTGTTAGTATTTTAAAATTCCATCTATTACTTTCGCAGAGATTTTTAGCAGCTTTCCATTTTGCATCATTTACTAGAAATGTTTTCATTTCATTTTTATATGATTTAGTTTTAGAATTTTTTGGAGCTTCTGTTTGTTTCTTTGGTTTTACTTCAACAATTAAAGTTTTTTCTTCTCCATTTTTTTCTTTTAGAAGAACTAAAAAATCAGGATAGTAAATATGTTTTTTGTTATCAATAGGAGACATATAAGGTATTTTTATGCATTCGTAGCACCACTTAATTACATTGTCTTGCGAATCGAAATATTTGCACAATTTTCTTTCCCACAAAGATTTGCAAAGAATTTTATCCACATTACCAACATATTTTGTTGTGTTTTGTGGAATAAATTTTGTCTTATATGGCATGTAAATATATATTAAAAGAAAATAAAAAAATGGCTCAATTCGTATATCCAATAGATGATGTAACAGAAATACCTTATTGGTTAATATTTCATCATGCCCCATATAGTGTTTTAGCTGAGGAAAGAACAAGGGACGCTATTGTTTCCCGATCTGAAGGATATATTCAATTACCCTTGCCACAAGAACTTTTAATAAAGACAGATCACGAATATAATGCAATGGTGGGTACAGTTGGTGGGGAACAATTATCAAAGGCAAATGAATTAAATACAGTTGGCGGAAGACCAGCGTTATATAAAAAATTTCTTGTAGATAGAGCATTGTATAGTTTAGAACAGGCTTCTACTACTTCTACATATAGAAGATTTGGAAATACAAATGAAATGACTCTAGTAAATGAAGCTAGAAGAGTAATTACTTTAGAGTATATTTTAATTCCTAGAAGTTCATTTGAATCAAGAACTATAACCGATATGTGCAATTATTTTAGAACTTTTTCTTATCCTGCTGCTACTTCAACTCCAGAAAGAACTTTTCCGCCAGATTTATGGAGAATAGCTGTAGCGGGTGAGGGCGAAACTGAATTTTTAAGTGCTTCTTGGCTTTCAGATCCATTAGTTTGCGTTCTTAGAGCTGTACATATAAATAAAAGTCCAATTCCACAAGATGTTCCTAGATTTTTTGAAGACGGTGGACCAATGGCAACAGCAATAACACTAGTATTTCAAGAACACGAAACAGGAACACAAAAAGGGGGAAAAGTATTCAGCAAGTCTGAATTAGCTGCACAAGCATTAGCTGGAGCGGCACAACAACCCGGTAGCGGAGGTGGCGGCGGCGGTGGGGGACAGGGAAATTAATGTTCAATAAACTCAATAAAATTTTATATAATTTTGAAGGAAAGGAATTAGCATTATTTAATTTTTCTAATGGTTATTCTATTAAAAATTTTAAAAATACTATTTTTTCTAAAAAAATAAATTATGATTTATTACTTGATAAAATTTCAATAGAGAATTACTCAGATTTTAAATATTATTATATACCATTTTATTGTGGAGAGATTTTAAATCCATTTTTAGAATTTCCAAAATTTCAAAAAGATATAGAAGAAGAAATAGATTTGTATAAAGCTATTTTTTATAGTGGGATTTCTGGTTCATCATTTTCTTCTGGTGATTTGATAGCTGCTGCTACAGCAGGATTTTGTGCAAACTTTGACGTAACACAAAATTTTGGTTATATAGTCGATAAAGAAGAAAACTTAAATAAATTAAAAGCTTTAGTAATTGGTTCTTTAGGTACTGGAACTAATTATGTCTTTAGAAAAGAAAATAATAAATGGAATCAAAAATATTCGTTTGAATTAGAATTAGTAGAAAATTTTGCTGATTCTATTGAATATTTTATTGATAGTGGTGTGGAAGAAAAAAATAATACAACTAAATTAAATGAATATTATGATTTTAAAAATGGTATTTCTGGTATAAATAGTGTGTTTCTTTCAAGTCAAGAAACATATAAAAAAGATAAAGAAATACTATATTTTATTGATTCTTATTCGTTAACAAATTTTGAGAATGAAATAAATGGCACTAGCTGATCCTCTTATAATTAAAGAACTTACCATAACACATGGTAGAGATCCCGATAACATTAAATGGGAAATAATTAAAAATAATCAAAGTTTTGGTTATTTTGAAGATATTGTTATAGAAGAAAGTATGTTGGGTACAGTTCCTACTGGTACTTTGATATTAAAAGATCAGGGAGATGTTGCAGCAGATTTTAATTTTACAGGAAAAGATAAACTAAAAATAGTAATAATTGATATTACTGGAATAGAAAGAGTATTTGATAATTTTTACATCTATCAAGTTAATAGATTAACTAATTATCAAACAACAGAAACACCAAAAATAATTTCATTAAAATTTGTTGATGGTTCTTATTTTACAAATTCAAGAGTATCTTTTGATTTTGAAGAAGATATAAAACTTATTGCAGCAACAGGTGAAACTGATAGCTGGATAAAAGATATTTTTAACCAGTATTTTCCTAATCAACAAGATAAAATTTGGATCACACAAACATCAAATTATGCTTGGTTGAAAAATAAAAATCTTACTTATCCAGTAGGCAGAAGATTTGATAATACTAAATTTTTAACTTTACTTAATTATCTTTCTGAATACGCCACATCAACACCAGCAATAACAACCGAAAAAACAAAACAAAGAACTTTTGCTTATGAATCATCTTTGGTAGAAGATTCAACAAAAGAAGAACCAATACCAACACAAGAACCATTTCCAGATATGTTCTTCTGGAAGGATTTACACACAATTAACTTTGTTTCGGTAAGAGAATTGATTGATACTGATCCAGTTTCTATATTTTCTGTTACTGATACAGAGGCTTATTCTGGACCTATTAGTGACCAAGATACTCCAATTAAGATAGATTACATAGAGCAATACACAACTTCGTTCATGGACTTGGAGAATAATGGTGCTTTTGCTTCTTACTATGAAAGAATAGATCCTAACTTAGACGATCCTATTTCTTTCTTATTAGATCAAAGAAATTCGTTAACAAAGAAAAACGTATATTATAATATTACTGATTTTGCTCCAGTATCAGCATATAACTTTTACGATAGTGTTACTAGCAAATGGAAAGTAGAAGATGCTCCAAAATTTGAAAATTTTCCATTAGAGCTGAATGATGAAATAGTTCCTCCACAAAAACCATCTGATCCAATTTATGTAAAGAGATTTTATGATCCAGATGCTTATGGCTTTTTTGATAATTCTGCTGAGAATTCGCCTTATATAGAACCAATCTATACTTATAGAACAAATTCTGGTTTTACTCTCTCAAACGAATATTCCTCAAGAGCTTCTACTAACTACTGGCAATGTATGTTTGATATTGAGGAAGAAGATCCAAATGAAAAAGCACAGGAAAGTGGTTCTGATGCAACAATAAAAGAAGTTGCAAAAAAATATATTGTGTTCAAAAAAATAAATGCAGAAAATACTGCTCATTATTATAAACTTAGATCTTTAAAAGAAAAATGGAATGTATACAAATATGTTATATGTTGCATTTATAGACCAGCCATAGAGCCATTCTGGGCTTTAATAACTAATGCCAGACAAATACCTGGACAGACATGGAGACAAGGAGTTGCATACGAATATAGTTGGTCTGAGATAAATTTTTTCCCAACAGGTATTTCTGGATTTACATTTGAAGGTTCCATTTCTTTAAGAAATCCAAAATTTGCTGTAAATTTTGGTTCTAGAGTTTCTACAACAAATTTATATGAAATTGTAGCTGAAGGTGGCGAGCCAGTTTTTGTACCAGATGATGGTGGACCTCATCCAAGTCCAATAATTTATGATCAAGATGATCCATCTGCATGGCCAGAAGGTGTAACATTAGAATATTCAAGTCTTGCTTATAACATAAATGAATTTTTTAATGGTCCGACAGGTGGGGCAAATTATGCAGGACCAGGAACTAATTTTAATATTGCAGACTACCCAACAAAATTTTTTAATATTCCTGTTGGAGGATATCACGACCCTTTTCAAGCTGCACAATATTCTGTTAGTATTCCTGGTCAAATAGTTAGAATGTATCAAATAGATGTCGCATCTATACCGGGAATAACTTTTAATAGACAGTCTTACGAATTGATGCCTTTCATTTATGTTTTTGATGTTGCTAATGATAAAGAAGGTACATGTGATGTATCAACTGCACTTACAGCCACAGCATTAGCCTCTGAATCTATTTGTATTCCAGATAATGCTCCTTTTGAATACTGTTGTTGCGTTTATGATTCTTCGATAGATTGCCAACAAACAGATGATGGTTTTTATCCTCGTAATTGTGCAGTGTTTGAATGTTATAATTTGGTTAGAAGTTATGAGCCAAGTTGTACAAATTGTTGGTCTGAATTATGTGCATACTATGCTCAAGCGTTGTGTGATTGTACTAGTCTTCCTGGGTGTCCTACTTATTCTCCATAACTAAATATTAATATGTCTAGCAATTTTATATTACAATCTTTAATACAAAGTCCCGGTCTTGTTGGACAAATAAACGAAAAATACGCAGAACATAAAAACTATAAATGCGCAAATCCAGGAGCAATTGAAGGTAAAATATCTTCAATAAAACAATGTGAAGACTTATTTTTTAAAGATACGAAGGGAGAATGGTTACCCGGAATAACATTTAGACCAAAAGAACCAGAACCATCAGATATTGATATTGATAATGCTTTTAAATCTTTAAATGGTTGTACATTTTTAGCGACAGAATTAGGATATGAGTATCTTGGGTGTAATTTTTCAGATCCAGATGCTGTGTTTAGTTGTAATTGTCCTATAGTTGGAACTAAATATCCAAAATTATTAAAAATAGCAACAAAGAATGCAACTTTTTGGAATACTGATTTAAAGGTTCCTTTGATGCGCGGAGCTTTTAAAACTTTATTAGATGCTTATAAAATTAAAATAAGAGTAACTGGAACTTTCCGCGTTTGGCCCGGTAATATTGTTCAGATATTCGATCCAGCACATCCAGAATATCAAATAGCTGATCGCAAATTAAATGGAAATTGGTTAGTTTTAAGTATGTCTCATAGAATTTTTAAAGATAGACATCATGAAACTACTTTAGTATTATCTGCTCTTCCTAATTCTGGATTTTTTAATTCTCACCGTTCAAATATTCAAGATATAAATATACAGACATGAGTTTAAAGGATCTAGATATCTATTTTAGAACAAATTCTCAAAATGACATTAATAGCATTTCGCAGACATTTTTTGTAAAACAACAAATAAAAAATATATGTGTAACTGAAATTAATGGTTTTAGATTTAATAAAAATATTGGATCTGGATTAGATGAATTAAAATTTAATAATAGCAAATCTAGGCAAATTTATTTGTTAAATTTTCTAGAATCAAAATGCAAACTACTTATAAAGGGATTGCAAACAATTTCATTTTCTGTTGATAGATCTGATATTTTCAATAGAAAAATTTATTTTAATGTCAACTATAGCAAAAATTCAGATTCTTCTACATTAAGCAATTCTTCGTTCAAGTTTTATTTGAATAAATAATTTTATGAACGAGCCAAAAAACATAGATCTTATCAGTCTTGATTATAACGATCTAAAAGAAAATCTGAGAACATATCTAAAATCAACTAGTTATGCCAATACTTTTGATTTTAATAGCGAAGGCACTGCAATTGACATGTTGCTGGGGCTTTTTACTTATAATAATTTAATTTGGTTACATTATTTACATGCTCTGAACAATGAAAGCTTTATTGATAGTGCTCAAAAAACAAGTTCTTTGGTAAAATTATTACAGACAAATGGGTTTACGGCTAATAGATATAAATCATCTACTTGTCTAGTAACATTTAGTAAAAACAATAGTTCTGTTGCGGAAATTGATAAATTTGCTGTTATACAAAATAAAAATTCAAATAATAATCTAGTAAATTTTTACTATGTCGGTCCAAGAACAACTGTTGATATTTCAACTACTTTAGAATTTTATTCTGGATCTAAATTAGTTAAAAATTTAGTTCCTGTGGTTGATTATGATAACCAAGAAATAGAATTACCAGATTCTAATATTGATATTAGAACAATAGTTGTAAATATCAACGATGAATATTGGACTAATTATACAAATGAACCAATAATCGGAACAAATGCAACATCAAAAATATTTTTTACTGTGAATAAAGGTTCAAAAATCTTTATCAAATTTGGTAAAAATATTCAATCAGCTGATCTAACTATAGGCAAATCTCTATCTTCTACTGACACCACAAGAGTATCTTATGTTGTTTCTAATGGAGAAAAGGGCAATAATACAAGTTTTAGTTCTATTTCACAATTTGTACAGAATGGTTCTTTAAATGTACCATCAGTATCAATAACATCAAATACCTCTTCTGGTGGTTATTCGGAAATTGATAACGAATATTTAAAATATATTAGTCCTAGATCATACGGATATTCTTCTTTAGTTACAAAAAGCGATTTTGAATATGTAATTGCAAATTCTGGATTGCTTCCAACATTGTCTCAAATTGATCAACGAGTATCAGTTTTTGATGGGCAAGAATATAATGATCGTTACGGAACAGTTTATTTTTCTATAATTGATTTAGGAGTTACTTCTACTGAAGTTTCTTCCTTGATTCAGCTATTGAAAACAAAGATGGTTGTCGGATTAAATCTTGAGTATATCGAATCGCAAGATTTTACAGGAAAAATAGCTTTAGCGTGTAAGTTGGATACTAGAAAAACAACAAACACTAAAGCTAATTTACAATCACAAATAACAAATAATATAATAGATAATTATTCAGATAAATTATTTTTTAATGATATTTCTAAATCTGCATTGATTAATATTTGCGTTGGAATTGATTCGAATATTTCAATATCGGATTCTAATATCACAATTTTATTTGATAAAACAATTAGTTTATCCTCACAAAAAGTAATTAGATTTTACAATGAAATAGAGTCCTTTTATACAAATCTAGTAACTACAAATTTATCTACATCGCAAATTAAATTTGTAAATTCTAGTACAGAAGTACCAGAATTAAATGGATTTAAATATATTGAGGCTATAAATTCATCTGGTGCAGTTGTAAATAATAAAGTGGGAATTTACAATCATACTACTGGTTTTATTCAAATATACGATCATATTACTACAGACGATTCTTTAACATTTACCATAACTCCCGCAAGTTCTTCCATAACAGCAATAAACAATATGGCTGTTGAATACGAAATAGATTCTGTTACAATAACATGATAATATTTTTTAATCAAAATAAAAATCAGAATCTAACTCCTGCTCAATTAGATCTAAATGCTGGAGCTGAATATGCGCTTGGTGTGTTAAATCAAAACTACACTTTAGAAACAACAAGAAATAATAGAAATTATTCTTATAGAATACAAAACCAATTTCCTTCTTGGTTAATAACTGAATCAGAAAATAATTCTTCATACAATACTATAAATTTAGTACAGGAATTATATAATTGGATTTTTTCGAAGAATGGTTTAGATCTTTATCCAAACTTCGAAAATCTTCAAAATCCATTTTATACTAATCAAGAATCATTAAAAAAAATATACTCATCATTATTCTCTAATTTTGATTTTTCTGATTTCAATGATATAAAAGTTTTAAGGGAATTTTTAATATCAAATAAAGAAAAATTCATAGAGAAAAAAGGAACAGAAGAATCTTTTAAAGTATTCATACAGACTTTTTTTGATTCTGCTTTCAACGATTTTAAAATTGAATATGGCTCAGATAATACTTTTTTACTGAACGAATCAGATACAAATACAGAAGTATTATCGGATGGTAGATACAATCAAGAATTTTCTATAAAATTAGAAGCTAATATTGATGAAAAATATCAGGATGATTTTGTATCTTTACTGAAGCCAATGGGCTTTTACTTCGATTTAGTTGGTAGCGAAAATACCCTATTCTCCGGTACAGTAACGACTTCTTTAGACATAGAACCAGAAGAAATCATAATTTCTTGATCCATACATAACTGTATGCCAAATGACTCGTCATCTAGATACTCTTTTGCTGTAGAGAAATTTATAAATTCCGCTCTAACTAATGATTTTTACATTGGTCTTGGCGTAGATTCTATTGGATATGAAGCTAAAGATACACGTTTAAATAAGAAAGTGGCTAATGTTTCTAGTTTTATCAAAAGAGTAAAATTAAGTGATATAAATTCTGCTTTTAAGAGAAATGATTGGTATGAAGGGAAAACCTTCAAAGTTTTTGATACCACAGATCCAGACATATCAAGCAGTACTTGTTACAATACATCTACAAATGAATTATTCTTGTGTATTGAAAATTCTAGTCAAAATAAATTTTTAAATAGAAATTTTGCATCAAGATCTAAATTTGCTCCTTCAGGATCTAATGGCAGTATAATTGATACAAATGATGGATATAAATGGTTAAAAATAAACTACGATCCGTCACCATTATCTACCAATTACATTAGAATTTTTGGTATAGAAGGTATGCAAAATTTTAAAGGATTTACCGCTGATAATTCAGGACCAACCGCAGCTGTAACATCCTTGCATGGGGCTTCTGGACTGACTTATGGAACATGCTGCCTATACGTCAAGGAAGGCTTTGTAGAGCCTATTACGGGCAAAACATACTCGTCTGGAGATATATTAGCCGCTTATAAGGTAGCTAATGCTTGGTCGTGTGACCATCTTGGTCAATTAACTGACTTACAGTCCGTATTTAAACCTTACATAACTGGTTCAGAATATGGAGGATTTTATAATATTTCATCTACTAGCGGATGCACACCATGCGAAGCATCATATACAGATGTGACACCATTTTTATCATTTGCGTCTGGTGGATCTGCTGGATATTCATCTACCAGTACATATAGAAAAAATTATGAAATTCTATCATCAATTCCATCTGGATGCATATTAAATGCAATTATAAATGATGTTTCTTCGACATCATATTATGTAAGTACCGAAAGACCAGAATTAAGCATCAAAGTTAATGGAACAATAGGTTCGTGCAAAGGTTATCTAAAAACTGAATATATTGGTGGAAATTATGGTTGGAAAGTAACTGGTATTGAACTTGAAAATCAACTATCAAGTAGTAATATAACTTATGCTGAAGCTGTAAATATTATTGATTCTACCGGATCTGCTTCTTCTGGAGATTTTTCTAATCTTCTAGCATCAATACAATTTAATTTATCACCAATTACAAAGACACAAGAATCATATCTTTCAGTAATGGATTTACTTAGAACAGATAAAATATCTGTTTCAGCAAGTATTACTACAGCAAATTTACAATCTCTTATTCCAACAATAGGAGCAACATATTCATTCTCAAGTGCCTTCTTAACTTCAAATATTAAAAATTCTTCTGGTTACAAATTTGGACCAAAGATTTATAGAGATTTTACTGAATATTTGAAGACTAGCACTACTGCTTCTATCGAAGCAATACAAGGAGATTTAAATAGTATTTCGTTTGAAACTGTAGCAACAGATATAGTATCAAGTGATATTTCTACAAATTATTTGGTTAATAGAGATACACAAGATAAAAAGATTGGATCCGGAGAAACAGAATTTGAACCAGGTAAACCAATTTTCAGTTATAACTTTGCTTTCGATAATGTTTCTTCTGGGCAAACCAGTGGAACATTTGAAATTAGCAGATATAATGCTTATAGCCTGAGTAGTGGGGGAACATTATTCTTCCAGACGCAGGGAGCAACATATGGTGTTGTTCAAGTAAATGGTGTAACAGGATCGCAAATAAATATGTCAGATTGTGATGTTTTATTTGCAACCGATAGTGCGTTTAATCAAGACAAAAACACAGTAACTTTAATTTTCAATATCTAAAATGAGCAACAACTACCCTTTCGAAAACCAATTTCCTTTAACAAACTACCCTTATTCTAGTAGATTCTGGGGTTCGAATGTAGATTTAGATCCAAAAAAGAACTACACGTTTATTGGATTTAAACCAAAGACTAGATTACAAGCTTCAGAATTAAATGAATTGCAAGAAATTTTTGCAATGCAAAATACATTGAATTTAAATCTAATAAGGGAATGGTTTAATGAACTAAATGGCACTACATGTGATGGGCCAGCATGGGAAGGAGCAACACCTCTATATCCTAAAACTCATCCAGATGGTTTGACATATGAGAATATGGTTACCTATTCTTATACTGGTACTGGAGGCGTTACATTTACTTTTAATGAGGGATGGTATCTTTCTACTCTTAAGTCAGGAGTAAAGCAGTGGATATATTTAAATGCCGATTCTGTTATTAATATAACTCCTACAAATAATACAGAATATTATGCAGGATTATCTCTAACTACAGATTATATCGATTGTTCAGAAGATGGAACATTGATGGATAATTCTTCTGGTGCTGTTTCAGAATCTATATGTGGAGCTGATAGATATCAAATATTGTTTAGCACATCACAAATAACAGGTACTACTAGCTATAACAACGATTTATTTCAGAAAGTAATTAAATTTGGTTTGTCCGGATCTACATTTTCCGTACAATACATCAATGGATTAACAATATGAGGTTTTAATTATGGCTCAAAATAAGCCTTGCAAGTGTGGAAACAATTCAAGCGAAAAATTGCTTTTTAATAGAAAACCAGTAGAAAAAATGAAACTTCCAATAAAGGAAGAACCTATGTCTATACCAAATCCTTTTAATATGATTCAAAGCTATGCAATGTCAATTATATCAAAAGGATTTACCAGTAAAAAGGTAGAAAAGGAAACAAAGCAATTAAGAGTATTGAGCTGTTTCGGTAACGGATCTTCTATTCCTCCCTGCGAACATTTAAGCAAATCTACTACAGAAGGAAAATTTTTCTGTGGCGGATGTGGTTGTGGGGATAGAAAACAAACTTGGTTAAATGGAAATGAAAATGAATATAGTAAATTAGATTTTCCAAAACTAAATTGTCCTCTTAAGATGCCGGGATTTACAAATTATATTCCATGTACAATTTTTGAATCAAATAATCCAGATAACAGAAAAAATAAAATAGAAAGTTTAAATGTAGAAGATGTCGAAAATGTAACTGTAACTATTCCAGATGCACCTGAAGAATTGCAGAAAATTTTTGATAAAATTATTGAATCAGAGGAAAAGAAAAAATTAGAGAAGGAATAATTGTGCATAAATAAATGTAATGGCACAACCAAACTCCAAGCAAACTCTAATTGATTACGCATTTAGAACTCTGGGAGCACCAGTAGTAGAAATAAATGTAGATCATCAACAAGCATTAGATAGACTTGATGATGCTTTACAATTCTTTTCAGAACGACATTATGATGGTGTTGAAAGAGCATATTTTTCATATGTTCTTACTGAACAAGATATAGCAAACAAGTATCTAAATACAAATAATTTAGGTCCTATTGTAGGATCCTCTGCGGAATCGCCTACTGGATATGATATTCTTTCGGTATTAAGAATATTTCCATTTGGTTCTCTTAACGCAAATGAATTATTTGATATTAGATATCAATTAGCTTTAAACGATGTTTATGGTATTAATACCAATTTAGGATTTATTAATTCTACACCAATAGCAAATTATGATTTGACAAAAAGATATATTAGACTTATTGAAATGATGTTCGATCCAGAAAGAACAATTCGGTTCAATAAAGTAACAAATAAAATATACATTGAAACTGACTGGACTGCTCTCAAAGCAGGAACTTATCTAGCTATAGAAGCATATGTTAATTTAGATCCAGATAAGTATCCAGAAATATACAATGATAGAATGTTAAAAAAATATTTTACTGCTCTAATAAAAAGACAATGGGGACAAAACTTATCAAAATTTGATGGTGTTGCTTTACCCGGAGGAGTGCAGCTTCGTGGAGGTAATATTCTTGGAGAAGCAATACAAGAAATAGCATTATTAGAAGAACAAATAATTTCTTCTTACGAACTACCTCCTGATATGATGACAGGATAAAATGGCTCTAAATCCTTATTTTAAATTTCAATCAACAGAACAAGATGTTGTAGAAACAAACATCATAGAAATTATTCGTATGATGGGTAAAAATATTTACTATATTCCAAGAGAATATGTTCAATTGGATAGATTATTTGGGGAAGATCCATTAAATAAATTTTCCAAAGCATATCAAATTGAAATGTATGTTGCTTCAGTTTCTGGTTTTGGTGGTGGGGATGTTGTAGGAAAATTTGGTCTAGAAATAAAAGATACTTTAAATTTAGTTGTCAGTAAAAAAAGATTTACAAAAGAAATTACAGAAAAATCTTCTGACATAATTAGACCCAGAGAAGGTGATATTTTATATTTTCCTTTGTCTAAAACAATGTTCGAAATCACTTTTGTCGAACACGAACTTCCATTTTATCAATTAGATAAAAATTATGTGTTTACTTTAAGCTGCGAAACATTTGCATATTCTATGGAAAATTTTGATACTGGTACAGAAGCAGTAGATGCTATAAATGATTTCAAGCAGAAAATTTACATGTTTAAGACTACAACATCAGATTCTGGTCTTACTGCTTCTTACAATAAAATACTTCGTGGTGATAAGTTTGAAATGACTGGTGTTATAACTGGATCGACTGCTTACTTTAGAGTATTGGATTTTGATATTTCTGGTTCTACTATGACATCAGAAATGCAATCTTTGGATGGAATAACATTTACTCTTCCAAGAACAATAAGAAGCACGACAAGCGGAATTACATTTACTATACATGGTACAGATACTTCTAATAGCTATGGTCCAGTAAATATAGTTCTTGATGATATAGAAGGAGAAACCCCTCCATTAGATTATCAAAGAGGATTTACTGGATCTGGTAGCAAATATAGTGAACCTATAATTAATTTTAGCGAAAAAGATCCATTCTCAGAAGGTAACTACTGATGTTTAATACATTTAATAATCAATCAATTAGAAAATTAGTTGTTGCTTTTGGGTCATTGTTTGATGAAATCTATGTAATAAGAAAAAACGAAACAACAGATATAGAAGATAAAATAAAAGTACCTATTACTTTTTCATCGAAAGAAAAATTTTTAAGAAGATTAGAACAAAATTCTTCAATTACTGATAATATCAAAACACAAATAAATCTACCATACATGAGTTTTGATATTTCTGCTATGGGTTATGATAATACTAGAAAAAGAAATAAATTAAGAGTTTCAAGTGCTATTGTTGAAGGTGAGACTTTAGATGAAGCCACAACATACAAAACATTTTCAGAAACTCCTATTTTATTAAACATGAATTTGTATTTTTATGTAAGAAATCTTGATGAAGGATATCAAATAATTGAACAAATAGTCTCCTATTTTAATCCAGAATTTAATATGAGATTAAATTTTAATGAGATATTTAAAAATATTAATGTATCTGTTTCTTTAAGAGATATTAGAATAAGTGATGATCATGAAGGATCTTTCAATACAAAAAGAACAATAACAGGAACAATATCATTTCAAGTTTTTAGTTATCTTTTTGGTGAAATAAAAACAGGTTCTTCCACACGATCATTTATTTTTACTCAAGATCCAGATCCAGATCCTGTGACTTATGCTGCATTATTAAATGCTCAGGGATCAAGTATTGTTATGAATACTAGTTATTCTAATCAATTTTATACTCTTTCTGACAATTCTACTACTTTTATTTCTAATTTTATATGGGAAGAAAATAATGTTAATGAATTGCAAACATCAATACAATTATTAGATTTAGCAAATAATAAAATTGTTTCTCAAATTAGAAAAACTGCAAATACTTTATCACTAACCCAGAATGATGTAGATATAATATTACAAGAACTTACTGTTTATGTCGGAGCAAATCCTTTAGATACAGTTCCTTGTATTGGGGGACTAAATTTAATTGATTATGAAAAACCAAAATATTACTTTAAGATTTCTAACGGAAGCGTTAGTACTACCTTCAAAGCAAATATAAATTCTATAGAAGTTTGTCAGTAATAGTGAAATTGTTTTATGGAAAATCTAGATAATTTTTTTAATATTGAACAACCAAGTAAAGGACCAACTGCAATAGAGCAAGTTTCTCCTGATAAGGATTTCGATTACGCCAAGCGTAATATGTACGACATCATTGAGAAATCCAAGGTTGCTCTTGATGGTATTATGAAGGTTGCTTCTGAAGGCGATTCTCCCAGAGCATATGAAGTTGTAACTCAAATGCTGAAAACCATGTCAGAGATTAACAAGGATCTCATAGATCTTGAGAAGATCAAGAACGAAGCAAACAAGACTACAATAAAGTCAACAACGAACAATTCGTTCTTTATTGGTTCTACAAGTGATCTTCAGGATCTAATCAATCCTGAACGGAGCAAGAAAAAGGCTCTAGATATAATTGATGCGGAAGTGAAGAATGTCGAGGAAATTTAAAGGTTACTTAGGTAATCCAAACCTAAAAGAAGCGGGAGTAAAGATTGACTTCACCGAAGAACAGATTCGGGAGTATGTTCGTTGCTCTCAGGATCCGATCTACTTCATCAAGAAATATGTCAAAGTCGTATCTCTTGATAAGGGTCTAGTTCCATTTGAACTATACGATTATCAAGAAGATATGGTAAATAAGATGCATAACAATCGTTATATGATTGCCAAACTGCCTCGTCAGTCTGGTAAGAGCACCACGATTGTAGCATTTATTCTGCACTACATTCTCTTCAACCAGAGCATGAGCGTAGGTATTCTGGCAAATAAGATGAATACTGCCAGAGAAATTCTTGGCAGACTTCGCCTAGCCTACGAGTATCTTCCCAAGTGGCTTCAGCAGGGCATCATCGAATGGAACAAGACTTCCATTCACTTGGAGAATGGCTCCAAGGTCATGGCCTCTGCTACTTCATCATCTGCTGTTCGTGGTGGTTCGTTCAACCTAATCTTCTTGGACGAGTTCGCCCATGTCCCCCAGAATGTAGCAGAAGAATTCTTTAGCTCAGTTTACCCAACCATCACATCAGGACAGACCACCAAGGTCTTCATGGTATCTACCCCTAACGGCCTGAACATGTTCTACAGCTTCTGGAAGGGGGCTACAAGGAAGCCTGGGGACGAAGGAAAGAACGAGTATGTTCCCATAGAGGTATCGTGGAGACAGGTCCCTAAGTACGCTGGTGGGCCTCTACGCGACGAAGAGTGGAAGCAGCAGATGATTGCTCAGACCAGCGAACAGCAGTTTGAACAAGAGTTTGAATGCTCGTTCCTTGGTTCTTCAAATACACTTATCAGTGCCAGCAAATTAAATTTACTACAATTTGATAAACCTTTAGTCAGAGAACCTAGCGGTCTTTGCATCTATGACGAGCCGAAAGATGAACATGCTTACTTCATCATGGTTGATACTGCAAGAGGTCAAGGTAAAGACTACACAGCTATGGTTGTTATAGACTCTACAGAAAAGCCACACAGGGTAGTGGCAAGGTACAGAAATAATACCATTTCACCCTTCGATGTTCCTCCTGAGCTATACGCGCTGGCAACAAAATACAATAACGCTCACTTATTAATCGAAGTAAATGATATCGGTGGCCAGATTGCCGATGTAATGCATGAAGAATTTGAATACGAAAACATTATTCAGACCACAATGATGGGCAGGGCTGGGCAGAAAGTTTCTCTAGGCTTCGGGCGTGGTACTAAACAAAGAGGTGTTAGAACAAGCGCAGCAGTCAAAAAACTGGGTTGTGCTGTTTTAAAAACTCTAATTGAGCAAGATAAACTGCTGGTTAGAGACTATGACATCATTCAAGAATTGATGACATTTATTTCCAAGCATCAAACATTTTGTGCGGACGATGGCTATACGGACGATTTAGTTATGTGTTTAGTTTTGTTTGGATGGCTAACCCGACAAGGTTACTTTGAAGAGATCATAGATATGCAAAGGAAAAAAATAATAAATACCACAGAGAAAGAGGAGGAAGAAAATACTACTTTTTTTGTCGGACCAGACAAATTTGATAATATTTTCAAAGAAGGTAAAGATATTTGGTTTACACAGGAATAACATATGCCACAAATTAATATAACAGAAAATTCAGCAAATTTAATTAATACAATAGCATCTCAAGCATCTTCCCATATTTCTGTATTTTTTTGTGGAACTACGTTTTATAATAAATTGGTAGAAGGGGAAAGTCCAGTACCAGTTTATAAGCAATATAATACACCACAAGAATTAATATCAGAATTTGATATTTCGGTTCTTGCTGGAACTTCTAGTGGTCTTGCTACTCCTGGTGATGAAAAGGGATTTAGCGGAGGTACTACTCTAGATAGAGAATTACATTCGGCTTTAAATTATCTTGAATATGGTGGAATTTTAATTGCAGCAACCGGAGCAACTCAATTGGGGTCTGTAAATATTCCGTTTGATTCTGCATTCTATGAAAGAAGAGATAAATTTAATGATGTTGTAGCCTTTGTAACTATTTTTGAAGATGTTGTTGGTGTTGTTGGTTCTTCATTTGAATTTAGAAATGGTACTAATGGAGAATATCCATCAACATATTCTGGTGGAGGATTTGGTATTTTAGGATTTACAGGCGTTAATGGTAGCACTTTTGATAATCAGTTTTTCTCAGTTCTTGGAAGAAAAGAAAGAACTAGATTATATGGAGGAGAAACAGCTAACATTAGTATATTGATGGTTTCAGACGCTGCTGGATGTATTGCCAGAACAGATGCAGAATATTTTCCTTGGTATGCTCCAGCTGGAACTGTTCGTGGACAGATTAATAATTTTTCAAAATTAATTCCTGCGCTTGATGATAATGATATAACAACTTTGCAATCTCAATCAGTTAATTGTTTTAATAATATTATTGGTTTAGATGGTGCTTATCTTTTAGGAGATAAAACATGTGAAGTAACATCCACATCAAATAAAGTTCAGTTAGGAGTAACTAGATTAGTAAACTATATCGGTAGATCATTTAAACCAATAATTTCTAGTGCATTGTTTGAACTAAATGATGCAGAAACAAGATCTAAAATAGTAACATCTGCTACATCAGTTTTGGAATTTATTAAATCGGGAAGAGGTGTTTCTTCTTATTCTATAGTGTGTGATGAAACAAATAATACAACTGCTGTACAAGAAGCAAGACAAATAGTGGTGGATTTATCGTTTAAACCAGTATTCTCTGTAAATGAAGTTTCGTTTAGATTTGTAATTAATCAATCTTAATGAATGATATTTCATTTCAATTTAATACAATAGAAGCAAAAAAGAATGTAGATGTTGCTCTTTTAATCTACGATTCTGATTATTTTACATACTTAAAATTAACATCTGAAAAATATTATGTAATAGATTCTTTCGAAAAAATTACATCTTTAATAAAAGATGCTAATTATACTTTTTTAGATTCTTCTATCTCTACTTTTGAAGATTTTTTAGATTTTACAAAAATAATTGATAGAGGAGATATTGCTAGAAAAATTGATTTTTATAATCATCTAATATTAGATCAATTACATTATGGATATAATATTATATTAGTTAATTGTTCATCTAGCACATCAGAATCAAATATTCAATACGCATTGAATGAAAAGAATATAAAATTACTAGCTTATGATCCTTTAAAACTTAATATAAGCAATTATTTAAAAACTTTAATAATAAATAATAAAATACCAATAATTTTTAATTGCAATAGATCTAATAATACAGTATATGAAACAAGTTATACGGATCATAATAGAATTGTTATTATTAATATTTTAGATTTATATCTAAGAAATTTTATTACCTCAGATTTTTCATATCTTACTTACAGTTGCGGAGGAATTAAAAAAATATTAAGATATTATTCTTCCAGAAATAATGGTATAAATGAGGAAGACCAAATAGAAAGTAAAAACTATACATGTGTCTCTTTAATGAGTGATGCTATTGGAGTATTTTCTAGATCTTTGAATACAAATCCTTGGTTACCCCCAGCTGGTTTTGTACGAGGAAAAATTTTAAATCAAGATTTTGCTACTGCAAACAATATAGAATTAGAACAAATAATACCAAATACTCCATCAAATCTAAATGATCTAGAAATAATTTATGATCGCGGAGTCAATTTACCTATAAAAATTTCTGGTGATGCTGGCATCATATCATATTATTTTAATAGTGATTTTTCTGGTGCTACAATGGATCAAAATCCTTTAAAACAAAGTATCACATATGCAAATCTTATATTTAATGTTACAAGTAAAATCAAATCTATATTAGCATCATCATTATTTGAACAAAATGATGATCAATTGAGAAATATAATAAAAAGTAAAATACAACAGTATTTAATTTCAGTTAAATTAAATCAAGGTATTGAAGAATTTTCTGTTGTTTGCGATAGTTCAAATAATACTATTGAAGATATAACTAATAGAAAATTAACAGTTGATATTTTTATTAAACCATCGCAAAGCATAAATTTCGTAGAATTAAGCTTTACTACATAACATATGCCATCAATTACTAATTTTACATCAAATTTTAAAGGTGGTACTAGAAAAAATAGATTTCTAGTAGAAGCAGTCTGGCCTTCTGGTGTAGGATCGCCAGTAGCAACATATCATGTGTTAGCCGCTACTTTACCGTCTTCTACTCTGGGCAGAGTTACTTTTCCGTATAGAGGAAGACAGGTTCACTTTGCTGGGGATAGAGAATATGAAGATTGGGAAATTTCTGTTTTAGATGATTCTCCTGCATTCGGGACTTTGTGGAGATCATTTCAAGAATGGCATAAAAAAATAAATGGCCATGGTTCTAATACACATTCTGCTAGTGATGAATCTTTTACTAACTTAAAGCAACCTTGGATAGTAAGACAAAAAGATTTAAATGGAAATACTATTAAAAATATGCGTTTAGTTGGTTGTTATCCTTCAATTGTAGGACCTATAGATTTTGATATGGGATCACAAGTTTATAATACCTTTGTGGTAAAAATGGCTTATGATTATTTCGAAATTTTTTAAAGGAATATAATGTCACAATCAATACAAAATTTTAAATCAAATTTTTTTGGTGGTACTAGAAAGAATAGATTCGAAGTTACAGGTAATTTTCCTTATGGTGGAGCCTGGAATAAATTTCAAGTCTATGGAACTCAATTACCACAAAATAATTTATTGACATTAGAATTTGATCATGTTGGTAGAAAATTAAAGTTACCCGGTGATAGAGTTTATGGTGTTGGAGGAAATTCTCTATGGACTGTTTTAGTATTAGATGATAATAATCAAAATCCATCTAAATTATGGCAGGCTTTACATGGATGGAGTAACACCATAAATAATCACACAGCAAATACTGGTTCTCAAACCAATGCTAGTGATTATAAAGCTTCTGTATGGACAGTTAGCCAGTTAAATTTGAATTGCAATAGTATAATAAAACAAGTCAAACTTTATGGTTGTTGGCCTGTTCAAGTAGGAGAAATAGAATTAGACGAAAGATTACCAAACGAATTTGTTACGTTTCAAGTTGCATTTTCTTTTGATTATGCTGAATTTTAATTATGGAGTATAAATGGCTATAAATTTATTTGGATTTAAATTTGGTAAGGATGAAAAAGCAGAAAAACAAAATCTGCAAAACTTTACTCCTCCAGAGGAGTTTGATGGAGCATATACCCTTGAAGGTTCCGGAGTTTACGGAACATTTATTGATTTCATGGGTTCTGCTAAAGATGAACATGCTACTATTTCTCAATATAGAGCAATGGCTTTATATCCAGAAGTAGATACGGCAATTGATGAAATTGCAAACGAATCAATTGTTAATGGACATGATAGAAAACCAGTAAAATTAGACTTATCAAAAATAAATTTTTCAGAAAATGTAAAAAGCAGAATTTATTATGAATTTGATAATATTTTAAATTTATTAGATTTTCACGATAAATCGTATGAAATTTTTAGAAGATGGTATATAGATTCAAAATTATATTTCTATATTTCAATTGATATGGATAATCCATCTGATGGAATCAAACAATTAGTTCCACTAGATTCAACAAAAATTAAAAAAGTCCGTAAAGTAAAATCTACTAATGCAAAAAGCGGAAGTGATTCCTTATCAATTATAAAAGATATTGAAGAATTTTATCTTTATTCGAATAATGATAAAAATTCTATAATAGCTACTAATTCTGGTGGTGTTAAAATTTCTCCAGATTCTATCTGCTATGTCCATTCTGGAATGGTCGATATGAACTCAAAGAGGGTTCTAGGATTCCTTCACAAGGCAATTAGACCTTTAAACATGCTAAGACAAGTAGAAGATGCAATTGTCGTATATCGCATCTCCCGTGCTCCAGAACGTAGAATTTTTTATGTGGATGTTGGTAACTTGCCAAAGCAAAAGGCAGAACAGTATATCCGCGAACTTATGAACAAATACCGCAATCGTATGATTTACAACCAGACAACTGGCGAAATCAAAGACGATAGAAACCAAATGGCAATGCTTGAGGACTTCTGGCTTCCAAGAAGAGAAGGTGGTAGAGGAACAGAAATTACCACTCTTGACGGGGGACAGAATCTAGGCGAACTTACAGATGTGGAGTATTTCAAGAAAAAGTTATATTTTGCATTAAATATTCCCCCATCAAGATTGGTGGGCGAAAATGGCTTTAATCTTGGAAGATCGGCTGATATCACGCGAGATGAGGTCAAATTCTATAAATTTGTTGAAAGATTACGTTATAAGTTTTCAGGATTATTTTCACAATTATTAAGAGTTCAATTAATTTTGAAAGGAATAATCACAGAAGAAGATTGGAATCTCATTTATCCTAATGTTAATTTTGTTTTTAATAGAGATTCTTATTTTAATGATCTAAAAGATGCTGAAATACTTTCAGCTAGAATGGATCTAGCTGCTGCTATGGAACCAATGATTGGTAAGTATTATTCTACGAATTATATTAGAAAAAATATTCTTAAACAGTCTGAAGAAGAAATTGAAGAATTAAATAAAGAAATGGCAGTAGATCTAGCAAAAATGCAAGAAGAACAAATGCAACAATTGCAAATGCAACAAATGGCTCAAGGCCAAGAATAAAAAATTCTAAATATAAAGGAAAAAAACTATGATAAGCAAAAAAATAATCGAATCAATTCTATCCGAAAATGCAATTAACGCTAAAAAATTAATTGAAGAGGATTTAGCTGTTAAGCTTGGAGAAAGATTAGCAGAAGAATATGTCCGTGTTTCTAAACAAACATTTAATGAAGATTACGAATACGGCCCAGCTGTTACTAGTGAAGAAGAAGATGAAGAAGAAATGATGGACAATGAAGATAATGGCGAAGAAGATGACGAAGAAGAAATGACGGAAGAAAAAAATGCAG